CTCAACGTGCGCTTCTCCCCCACGACTAGGTAGCGCGGCCAATAGTCAGTGGCTTCGTAGGCAGCATTTGCCCTACGGTTAACCAAGCTGTTCATAAAGGTAAGCTCAGTATCCGTAAAATCACTTACGCCAGCCAAAGCCTTTATCCTGAGCAACAAGTCGCTGTATGTGCCGTCGGCCATTAGATTTTATTGGGACTGAGATGGGGGAAACGCTTTTGGAAGTCTTTAATGAAGCCGCGATCTCGCATAGCTTCTGCACCATACTTGTTTCTCATGTTAAACCACTCCCACGCTGGGGTTACGGCAACACAACGTAGGCTGTTAAAACCTTGTCCTTCTCCTTGAGCCTTCTTTACCTTTTCAGCGTGCTTAGCGCAAATACTTTCACGCTCATTTTCCCACGCTTCTTTTAGTTTCACTCCGTATCGGAGTTCGTTGAACAACGCACGGTTGGCTTCACTATTTGAGCTTCGTGGTAATTGGGTGATGATGTCCATAAAAAAGGCTTGCATGGATAATACCATACAAGCCTTGAAGCTACTCTAACTATTTATTACGCGACAGCCGTAATCTTGCCGTGAGCCAATGGCGAATAAACCTGAAGCGTGAGGGCCGCGTCAATGAAGCCGCGTTCGCCACCGCCTTGATTTGGAAGCCGGGTGCTACCGATGCTCATCAGTTCAGCAATACCAACGTAGTCGGGATTGATGAGATAGCCATACGAGGTAGACGGCATACAAGCAGGATTGCCGTTGATGACGGTGATGATGCCGAAATCGCTATCGTAGGTGTTCACCGAGAGGGTGATTTCCTTGTCGGTAGCCATTTGATTGACGTGGAACACGTTCTCGCTGGAGTTGCCGTCCGAACGGGCAAAGCCAGAGATGGTGCGACGCAGGGTCGTGCCAGCAACGAGCGTGAGTGCGTCAACCGTCCCCGTCTTGTTGAAGATGGAGGCAACAAGGCCGTTGAAAGCCGACTCCGTGAGGGTGCCGGTAGCGTGGATAGACGCAGCAGGGGTGCGATAGTCCGATGGGACATCAGCCGGACCTGCGCTGTCGAGCCAGTCGCCAAGACCACGCAGAGCGTAGGCCGTGGTGCTGCCGTCTTCCACTGCACGATCTTGAGTGCCAGCAACGGTGGCCTCGATGTCGCGCTTCATCTCGCGGATGGCTTTCGCCTCTGCTTCAGCAATTTTAGCTGGGCCAACAGACTCAACAGCGTCCTGAAGTTGGGACACCATGTAGTTCTTTTGGAACAACTGGATGTAATTGCCGAGACGGGCGCGGCCAGAGAATTTGTCCACGAAGGACGAAATGTCCTGACCCTCGCGCACACCAGCAATAACTGGAGCAGCAAGAGAGTCAACGGTCCACTCATTGTAGGTGGCGGTGGCTTTGCTCTTTTTGGCAAGAGAAGTAATTGGCGTCTCCTCGGGGGCGAGGATCGTCAGAACGTCCGTGAGGTCTTCGCGGTTAGAAACAGCGGAGCCCGGATTGGTGGTCGAATAGGTATTTGAAAAGGCCATGAATTTTAAGTTTTAGAATGTTGAAGAGCACGAAGTTTTGCGAAGTCCTTGTAACTAGACGATTTTCCAAATCGTTCACTAAGGTCTTTCAAAGCCTTGCTCTGACGAGCTTCAGGCTTCAGGGAGTCGGCGGACTGGTTAATAATTGGGCTGTTCGGGGACAGTTTAACGGATGGTTTAGTATCCACTGACCGCCGAGCATACAAACTATTAGCCGCATGAGCCAAGAGATACGGGATTTGTGGAGCCAAATCAGGCAGGGATTTCTCCAAGCCCTTCAGACGCTCATCACTCATCATTGCCTCGTATTGCTTACGGATGTCGTTGTCCTCGCCTTGCATCCAAGGTAGTTCCGCTTTGGAACGATCAACTAGGACTTGGCGCAAGACTGTGCGATCTTGGGCCAGTTTAATTTCCTTATGTTGTGCTGGCAAGTAGGTGTCCCGTGCTTTACGGGCTTTCCTTGCAGCATCCTTGACATCGCGTTTCGTGTATTCCTTGCCATTGACGTTAGCTACAACGTCATCACCAGCAAGGTCTTCACTCTTATCAAGAAGGTCTTCGGCCCAATCAATCACCTCGTTTACCTCTGTGAACTTTGTTTGTAATTCTTCAGGGGTGGCAACGGTGGCGTATGGGTTGTTTTCCACTTTAGCTTCTAGTGGACCTTCTTCGCGACGAGCGATTTCAGCTTGGAGCTGTGCCAACTGCTCTTCAGCAATACGTCGCTTGGCGGTGAGTTCACCGAACCTTGCGACAGCTTTGCTGCCGAGTTTTGACGCAAGCTCTTTAAGCTCCGCTTCACTCATGTTTTCCATCTCAACGTCCTTAGAAAGAACTTTTGCTTCCTCTTGAGCGTTCGACTCCGCAACCTCCTGCTCAGGCTCTTTTGGCTGTTCAGTGGGTTCCGTAGCTTCTGGCTCAGGAATTGGCTTCTCCGCAATGGGTGGTGGCGAGGGCGGATTTTGCGCCTTTGCTGCCTCCATTTTGGCTTTATACCTCTGAGCAACAAAGTTGCTCGGTGATATGTTGGACATCACTGGTTTTTGGGCGGCTCCAGCGTTAGCCGTTTGGACTTCAGTAGGCATTGTTGTTTCTTAGCCTTTACGCCGCTAAGGGTTGCGAGCCCCCATTTTAGCACCCAGCAGAAATTCTACTGTCTTTTTACTCGTTTAGCCGACAACACCAAGTAGTTACAGGTAGAAAGAATTTCATCCAAAGCTTGGATGCGCCCACTAATTTCACGGATGCGTCCCTCATTGGCGCGGTGAAGTTGGGCAATGGCGGCTTCGCGCCCTGCGGCTACATAGTCTAGGAAGTCTAAGAACTGTTCCTTCTCGGAAAGGTAGTCGAGTTGCTGTTGTAGAGGATGGCGGGAGGTTCCGAATAACTTCATAGAGTTTGCATACCCTGAGTGGTCATCTCTCCCATTTGGGCGGGAGCGGTGCCTAGTTTACCAATTTGAGCGTTCTGCATCTGCTGCAAGGCAAACTGATATTGGTTGGCATACTTCTCAAGTCTAGCCCTAAATGACTCGTCTTGCTGCAAGCGTTGGGCAACGTCGGGCTGTTGAGTGTATTGCTGGAGCACTTGCATTGCAATTTGCGCCCCATTAGGACGTGCGCCCACCTCAATGCCAGCGTAAATCTTAGACAAGTCTTCTGTTACCATTTTAACCACTTGCTCTTGAGCTTGCTCGGCTGGTTGCAAGATAGCATCAGCCATTACTGGGTCAATGGCTGCGGCCATAGATTCCAAGAGAGCATCCGAATTGATGCGCCCATTCTTGTCCAACTGAAGCAAACTAACAAACTGCTGCATACGAGCTTCCTGCGTGTCTGGGTCGTTGTTCAGAATATCGAAGCTCACCGTAACATCAAAATCCTCGTCTGGGTTGCCTTTGTTAAACTTCATGGGATCAGCCACTCCCGTTACGCGGAAGAACACTTCATCTGGGCCAAATCGCTGATAGCATTTGAACGCCATCTTCAGAACGTCACGAGCGTGATTGAGGAACTTAGAGACAAAGAACTGCTGGCGGATAGACGTTAGAGGATTGTTGGGGTTGAGACCAACCAAGTCGTCTGCCGCAACAAGCATCGTTCTCTCCATCTCCACACTGCCGGGGTTGTATTGCGGCACGGGGCCAAAAGAAAACTCTCCTGCCCGACGATAGGGAACATAGCGACCGGGACCCCAATCCGAAGGCGGATTGCCCACGGGGTGCATGATGGGTGGCAAGGTAGCCAAGCTGTTCCGGTCCGTGCGGCTGTCGCGCTCAGTCTTTACGCTGTCCTGATAGCCGCGAAGTATCTCGGGGAACGTCTGGATGTCATACATCCGCTTAGAGTCGTTGCTGAGACGGGTAACAACGAATGGATAATCATTGTATCCGTTCAGCAATTCAAATTTGGCGTAGGCTTGCACATCAGCCGCTCCCGTAAACTTGGGGTGCATGATGGTGCGGTAGATGCCTTCGCTGCCGTCCTCTGGGTCAATGAGCCGCTGGAACGCATAGACAATTTCAATGAGTTCGTCCGCCTCATACTGCTGGCGATATTTGGAAAGACCAGTGGAGCGCGTGCCATAGACGCTTTCCATGTTGTAGGTGTTCACCCCACGGAAGTGGGACACCACATACTCCGCCCAGTCCTCATCCCATCCATCAGACGTTACACAGGAAAGAACTTCTTGGACGGTGAGGAAGGTGCGATAGAATACAAACGGGGCGCGTTGTGGGTCCAAACAATAGGACGGGAAGAACACGTCTCCATCAGGGGCGCAGGCTTGGACGTAGGGCCGGTCAATGCTCAGACGACTAATGGGAAGCTCGCTCACTCCCTTCTTTCGTAGCTCTACCAATGCTTTCTTGGCGCGGCTATCTACCACATCGGGATATACCGTGCGAAGCATATCAATCACTTCCTTGTCGTTCTTGCCCTCAATGATGAGCTGGGCAAGTTCAGGACTGGTAACAGCAATTTGCTGTAAGTCGATTTTTTGTAGAAATTTCTTTTCCATCCTCTCCCATCCAACGTAGGTAATCATCAACCCACGCTCCAACAGGTAGTTACCACCAAGCTCCATTTCCTCGCGGAAACGCGGGATGTAGGTGGACAGCATCCATTTAAGGAATGCACTCGTAACACGGGATCGTCCCGTATCTCCATGCTCAACAGGGTAGGCGCGGATGTTTGCCTTAGCCAAAGCAGACGTAAAAATAGAAACGTAGGTGCTAATCTTTTCGTCAATGACTCGCGCTTCCGTATCGGACGCACCCTCCCACGGGAACGCATCTCCACCATGTTTACGCAAGTCACTCGACTTACCGGGCCAATAGCATCGCCGCTGATCGGAGCTATTGACGCACTGATTGAAGTAGGTTCCTAGCTCCGTGGTTGTCCTATCGTATGCAGACTTTAGGGCAACGACGTTTGGACCATCACTATCTACAAATGTCAGGGCGTGTTGCTGTTGAGTTTCTTGCATAATTTTGCGTGGGATATTGCGCTCTTGATAATACCATGAACGTATTCCTGCGAACGCCCAATCTTGTCGGATAGCTCATCGGGGAATAGTTCCGACGAGTTCTGCTCCTTCCATCGCTTTATCTGTTCGTGGCGCAGAAGTCTATCGCTTTGCTCAAGCAACCACTTGCGGCTAACCGTAATATCAGGTGCTAAGGAATTCGTGTCGGTAGCTGGTGCCGTTTTCATCTGTAATAACTTCTACGTTAATTTGCTTGCCATCTAGTTTGTTGGTTAGACGGCGCGGAATGGCTACAATGGACTTACCTTCCACTCCCTCGACAGAAGCAAACACCCACTGTGGGTTGCGGGCCTGAGAAATAACATTGGCTTTCTTAAACCGAGGCTTGTCTGGCTCTACAGCATTGAGCGTTTCGACACTTTGGATTCTGGCTTTTACACTTTTAGCTTTCATCAATATCCTCCTTTGGAACGAGTTCTGGGTTGAGTTGTTTCATCTACAAAGCGAATGTTGTCAATGCACGCATAGCGGATGACATCTATTGGGTCTTTCCATGCTTCATCCGTTCCGCCGTCTCCTGTGTATTCCTGAAGGGCAGTGATGATGTTCTGGCAATTCTCCGACACATAGAAGTGCGGACGGTTGAGGCTATCCATCTTGGTCTTACGATTGTAGGCCATCTTGCTTTGAATAGCTTGGATGCCGTCCTCAATGTCTAGCCCCGGCGCAGGAATGAACGTAAGCCCGTTGTCTGCTAGGTCTTCAATGATGGAACTCGCCCCGTTCTGAGATTGATACTTGGCTGCGCCAAGGCGAGGGTCAATAAGCCGCTCCGTTATTGTTTCGCCATTGTCGCTCTCACAGCGAGTAATTAGTTCAACGTAGTCCCTAATGCCATAGCCCAACCCTTTGTTGCCTTCTCCGCCTATCCATCGTCCTCCATGCCACTTGGCCCAGTCTCCCACGTTCACATCCGGCCACTCACGATAGACGTAGTAGGTTTCGCTTTCATCTACAGCAATCCAGCACATGAACCAGTTCTTGCGCCCCGCTGGGTCTAAGATCATGTAGCGTGTTACATTATCACGCGGTATCTTATCATGCGGTATGACGTTAACCTCCCTAGAGAACATAGGGAACCTAGTGGACGCACTCTTGGTTGGAACCCCGTAGGCTCGCGTTAGGATTTCTTCCTCGCCCCTGCCTTGTAAATCCTGAGCAATACGATCATAACCGCCAAACGGATTGTCTTTTGAATGGAAATAAATGATTGCGCTGTTTCCATTCGCAGCGTGCTGAATAAACGGCACTGGTCGGTCGTTAAGTAGCTCCGCCGTTTTGGTTTCAACAGTTCTTGCTTTCTCAAGGTAGTCTCTAACCACCTCCGTGTAACCGTCAATCGGAGTGAACGTAACAATGACCTTGGCATTACGGGTAGCCAATCGAAAACGCAGAGTGCGTAGTAGCTCAGGGCCAATAAGGTATTCATCACACCAAGCCCCAAGATTGAGCCATACCGGTTCACGACTGCCCAGCTCCGCGCCTTCCAGAATAGTATCGTTGTTAAGAAATTGAGCATAGGTCTTAAAGATGATGTGGCTCCTAGTCCCCGGCAAAATTAGACTACTCTTAGAGAACCCGTTCTTCCGCGTGTAGCTAATGTTCTCCTCAGCACTAAGGGTTTTCTTTCTAAGCTCTTCAGGGAGAGCATCGTAAATGGCGCATTGTTGCTGGCGAATAGACACGTCTGCGTTCTGCGCGAAGCACATAATCACACTACCGGGATTGTCCATTGCAGCCTTTACCACGGCTGTTGCTGCCCAAGTCGTCTTAGACGATCTATTGCCGCCGCTCACAAGTATCTCATTGAAAGACTCTAACAACTCCTCCGCTTTCTTCCAGTGAGGTAGTTTAAACCCATACCTGTAAGGGTCTCGTATGCTGTTCTCTATCGCCTGATGGTAGATGTCGTAGAGACTAGCCAGAACTTCCGGCTGCATTTGCGCCATCTCCTCATTGGTTGGTGGCGCGAGAATGGCGTGT